ACTCGATACGCGAGCTGTCCCACCAGTACAGCTATAGTTGTCCCCGTTGTTGTCGCAAAATAGCTGAAGTGTCCTATTGAGATTGAAACAGTCAAATGGTTCGCTAGAACAGTATCGCCAAACGATTACGGCATCTGCTTTGGCCGGGTTGTTTGGATTATATGCACCAAGGCAACCATCAATTTCATTTGTGCTTGCGTGTACAGAAAGGATAACCGTTGCATGATATGGTGCGCCATCTGGACAAAGCGGACATTCACCCTCTTCCTTGAAAGTGCCTTGTACGGTGCCGACATAACCAACACCCCAATTATTGTGATCCGCATCAGAACCTATAATCAGGTACAGATCATAACCAGGAACCTCGTCAACATTCTCACGCCAAATGCAAGCATCCGACGAAGGCGATGTTTCTAAAACAAGGGTATGTGGTCCGTTTATTTCGTCGCAGTTTTCGCAGCCATACACCAGACCATTAGGATCAAGTGTATGTACGTAGTCGAGCAAGCCGTTGATCTCCACTAGCATTGTCGTCGGCGCTACCTCGTTGGCGCAGCCGCCACACACGCTTTGACCGCACTTAATATCGCATACGAGCGGTACAGCGCAGTATTTGATCTGAGCCATGTACTCTACCATCAGCTCGGCCTTGACCCACCATGCGTCGTGTGGGTCGTTGTAGCTGATCAGAACTTCTCCTGTCCCATTCAAATTGAACAGAGGAGAGTCCTTGAAACGTCCTTCCGTCCGATGGACTCCAGTAGGCAAAACAAGCGGCTGGCCGCCGGCAATGAAACTGCCAGATGCAACGCCAGCATTTTTGAACGCTCCCGTGAGATCATGGAACTTGCTATAGCGGCCTAGTCCAGTTAGCCTCAGATTGACTCGCGATACTTCGAGATCGAACTGCGTCGCATTCACCCCGCGAAGTCGAACATGATATTTCTTTTGATCGAAAGCTCCATCGTTGCTAGCTAGAAAGACTACAGATGTGGATGCCGTACCGCGCCAAGTCCTGACATCTTCATTTTCGTTCGTCTGAAATGGCGGCGCGTTGATCGCCAATGCCACTCCGTCCATCACCACCCAGTCCTCGTCCTCATGCTCGATTAGCGGATCCTGAACTTCAATGTAGACGAACGCCCCGGGCTGACTGGACGACAGCTCCTTGGAAACAGTCTGCGGATCATCGCCCACGAAGTCTGCAACCGGTGGATCCTGAAAGACGCCGGCGAGGGGCACGAAAGCTCCTCGCTGCTCATCGTAGTAGGCCACAACAGTATCGCCGACACGGAACTGCGGGATGTGGCCTAGCCCTCTCTTGTCAGTCTTCTCGTCAACACCCGAGAAGTCAGTCAAGTCGTGCCGGTAGCTGGCACTGATATCCGTGACTGATGGTTCCCAGTAACCGGAAGCGTCGAGCCAATATACGGGATCAATGTCTGGGTCGCCGGATAAGCGATCCTCCCATTTGTCTGTGACAGGATCTTCGTTTGTTCTTTGCCATGTGAAGGCTCGAAAGTGGCATAGATATCGATTATCCCTTCGGCATGGCGGCGTGACGATTTTATAGCCATCACCCGTGCCATCGTAGCTCTCGAGACAGAGATCATAATCCTGATTCTGGTAATAGAAATCTTCCGGGTTCTGTGAGCCGGTGATGATTGTGGCTATGCCGATATGCGCCGGGCGAGGCCGAATGCGTGATTCGATATTGCCACCATGGATGACGTGCTCGAATGCATCTGGCCACTGGCCAGTTATGTTGTTGATAGCCCGAGCCGTCTTGTTGAGCAATGCACCGCCAACAAGATACTTTTTACCAGGATCGTACTGCTCCTTGAATTCTCGTCGCATGCCACCGCCTTTGATCTAAAACGGCAACTGCTTCGGGAGCAAGCTGAAATCCGAATCGTTGTACATCGGCAAATTTTGAGCGCCGCCCAGGACTGGTAGAATCCATTCCTGCTCATCATTATTCCACACGTGATTCCAGCTATAGCGAAGACCCTTGTAATAGACGAGCCGCTCGCTGAATCGGAAGTCAACCTCGTAGATTGGAAGTCCATCCTCTGGCGCCCATGTATCTGGATCGATAACGTGCACTGGTTTCGCTGTGAATCCGGCGTACATTATCGTGTTCGGTCGTTGGTGTGCATCCTTGAATCTCGGCCAAACATGAGAGAGAACATGCTCTTCGTTGTTGTCATTCACTGTGCCGAGCAAGCCTGCTATATTATCCCAATCCGGATTCTTGAGTCTTGGAATGTTTACCGAATGTTCGACAATAGGGATGGCCTTGGCTAGATTTGTGTCCTTGTTGACAACGTTTTTTTTGTCACCAAAGTCACCGAGAAAAGCATGCGTGTTCTCATCCTGTGATGGCGCACTTGATGTTTTAAAGTATTGGATTTTGTCAGATGTTACAACGAGAGCTTGACCACTCCCGCTCATCGTGTGAACACCATACGTAGCCACATCAGTTGGGTCTTGTTCATCTGGTGGAGTGCCTGGCTCTCCTGGCACAATTCCCTCACGGCCGTACGTGATCGTGGCGGTGTAGAGGTGTGTGTATGTGGATGCGGCCACCGCGATTCCTGAAGTCGGAGAGTCTCCGGAGTTGTATGCAAATGGGTCGCCAGGGAGATTGTCCGGGTATGGATCGAACTCGGTTTGTATCGCGAAGAATGGGAGATTCTGAAATTGCAGCGGAAAGATTGTGGCCGGAATACCGTTGATCAATCTCGTGCTGACTCTACATTTTTTCCACAGAGCCAGCACGTCGGACGAGCGGATGAGATATTTTGCTGTGATGCGCTCTGTCTCATCAAACGGAACGCTGAACTTTGGGTATCCCTCCATCAATTTGAGCTGGATCCCGTCTATCACAATGTTGGCTGTGAATTCGCTGGACATTGTCAACCTACTCGTTAGCGACGCCAAATAATCCTGTCAGTCCCTGTTTGATCGCACCAGCCGCAGCTGCACCAAAATCTCGTGCCGATGTCTTGGCGGCCTTCGCCATCTCCTCGAGCGGCCGTTTGATTCCGGTATTCAGTATCTCGTTTGTCTTATGCACTGGATTCTGCCGATCGTTCATGGCCTGCTGAAAAGCATCGTTGATACCTTGGAAACTGGTTGTGCCAATGTTGGGCATAGTCTCTCGCTCTCGAACATTGGGCGTTAATGCTCCGCCAAGAAAGCCAGATATTGCGCCAAAGAGAGAACCAATTCCACGAAGTTCAAGCAGATTGAATCGGGCATTTGTCAATTGTAAAAGACGTTGCCTGGCATCGTGCGCATCTTTTTCCGCTTTCCTCTGTTCATCTTCTCTTATTCTACGCTCCCATTCCCATATTGCACGGGATTCTGCGAGAGTTGAAAATCCTCGCGCAGGAAAAGGTACTTCCTTCGGTGCACCGCCGAGCTTCTCTGGAAACTTCAATTCCTCTAATTGTCTTCGCAAAATCGCTAATTGATGCTTACGCACAGTTTCGTCCATATCGGCTCGTTCCGTAGCCCTAATTCCTTGCAAAATAATTCCCTCTTGTGTCAAAGCCAAAAGATTACCTGCACCACTCGGTGCTATTCGTTCCGCCATGTGCACTGTATCTCGCATCAGCTCGTTCTGTCTAATATTGTGTTCTATCCATTTATCAGTGTTCTGAACGATACGGTCATACGCATTCACGACTTTCTCGACGTTGGTCAAAACGGATACGAGAAACTCATTCCATTTTGTACTGAGAGGAATAACCTTTACTCCCAGTGTTTCCTTTATATTATCTAACTCAACTCTAGATCTCTTGAGGGCCGTAGCCGTTTCGCGACCGACACCACCTACTTGACCCATGATCGCATCAAGAATAATTTGTTGAGCCTTGAGGAGTTGATTTGTCTCTGTATAATTCTTTATTTGTTGCTTTTGAGTGTCTGTCAATGTCACGCCAACTCGAGTCAAAGCCATCATTCCTGTTAATGGATTCTCCAAGGCTTTGCCGAGCATTGTCGCTGCACTTTCGACAGACCCGAATCCTGTTGCAGCCAGATCAATGGCTAGCTCTGTTGCTTTCTTGAAAACATCACCAGTGACGCCTTTGAATGTAAGCAGTTTGGAAATTGCGTCAGAAATCATCTCATCGTCCGTGGCAGTAGCTTTCGACAGCTCTTGAATGAATGAACCGATCTCTTTGGCACTAAAGCCAGCAGCCTCACCAGTGGCTTTCAAAACTGCGTTTAATCGCATCTCGGCGTCGGCAGATGCCTCGGCTGCTGCCGATAGTTGTCTCATGAACCCAACTGCCTGTTGCAATCCTATACCAATACCAAAACCAGCGGCGACCTTGGTAAGATCAGACATGGCAGATGTAAATCTAGTCTTAACTTGAGACAATCCTTGACGTAATTTTGTATCATCTGTGCCGATGGTCACGAATGCCTTCGCAAGTTCGAATGCCATCTTATCACACTCCCCATCTTCGTCTTGGCAGCAATCCCATTTTTCGCAATTGGCTTGGTGTGCCGCGCGTGATTTTGCCGCCGTTCTTGAGTCGTTCTTTATCGCATAGCAGCCAAACAATCTGGTTCTGTGACATTTGCTCAAGTATCATGGGATTTAGTCCGGGGTAGGCCTCGCACAATTCGCGGAAGATCAAAGGCCAGTTTGGGCCTGCGTTCTCTTCTGCCTCTCTAGAATCCGCTTCTGTCTGGCCGTCAGCGGCTTGTTGTTCCCCGCCTCGTGCGGGGGTGAGGAGTTTTTTAGTTCTGGCGAAAGCTGGCTCAATCGGCCAACTGTCTGAGCCATCTCCTCGATAGCTACTTGCCTTTTCTCCTCACTATCTTGGTCATTCTGCAGCTCATATGCCGCGGACTCACGAATCAAGTCTGCAACGTACTGCTTGGTCCACGTCTCCTGTCCAGGCGCTTTACGAGCCGATAGCCAAATGCAATGCACCTTTCCTTCCAACAGCTCGCTTGACCACCACTGCTCATAATCCACGTCCTCATCGTGCTCGAGCCAGTTTCCTTTCTCGTCCTTGAGTTGTTGGCCATTCTTCATTGTGGGGAACTTCATCTTGCGCTTGGGCAGATCCCGGAAAGTGATCTGCTCTGCCTCGCGATACACCCGGCGCAGCTCGCTATCACGCATATCCTCCGGCAGCAAGTCCAGGTTGTCGGTCCAAGTCTTGATGATGGATCGTTTGTAATGGGCCAATGCCGCTTCCTGGACAGCGGCCCACTCGAAGGCGCTGAATCCGTACAGCACAACTTCCTTGCCATCAGGCAATGGGTAGCTACCCATCTTCCTGGTCACTAGACTCACGTTGTCCACTGCTCAACACTCCTGTTAGTTACAGCACAGGATCGATATCACGCAAGTTTCCAGCAGTGAGAGCCGCCCTTGCAGCCGTGCCGGTAAGTTGACCCACGCCAGTCTCGCGAGGCTTGAACCACGTACCATCGGCCCCGAATGTGGCGCTGAAATCTACGGGCAACTTGGTATCATTATCGATCCCGATGTTAAACACACTAATCAGCGCCCGTGGCAAGTAGAAGAAATCTTCCGGCGTTGTCTCATTGCCATCCTCCCAGAGTATCATGGCAACGATGTTCTTGTTGTTTGGCTCGCTCGTGTCATCCCACAGCAGATCGTTGTACTGGGGATGTTCCTTGTCTGGCTTGCCGGTGATCGTACCAGTGATGTCTTCTCGACCAGCAACTCGATTAGTTTTTCCTCCAGAGTCAGAATCGCCCCAAGCCGCCTCCTGTACGCTGATGCTGGCATTCCATTGGCTGATTCTGGCGATCAAATACCAGGTGCCTTCATCCGCATTATGGGCCAGGACTTTCCCGCCCGACCCGGACTGAACTGTTGCTCCACTCATATGGGCTCCTTATTGTTGTTACGTTGTGGTCGAACAGGAACTACTCGAAGAGGTCGTCCTGGCCGCTGTCGAAGACGACGATGTGCACGAGGACGATGATGAGGAACTCGAGGACGTCGAACTCGACGAAGACGAACTCGAGGAGGTGGACTGCGACGAAAGCGTACTGGTCGTGCAACTCGATGTAGAGGAAGAGGACGAAGAGGAAGTGGACGAACTCGAGGAACTCGAGGCCTCGTCATCGTGTCGCCCAACCAGATAGAGGTCGTAAACGATATCTCCGCCGTTAGCTCCGACACGCATCATGTGCGATGAGCCATCCTCGATGTCGAATGCATCCTCGTCTGGCTGATGCAGCAGCAGCAGACCACCGGCCTTGAGTGCAGACCCGAGCGAGACTGTCAACTGCGGCACCCACGTCGCATAGTTCGACGGATTGGTAGGCATCAATTCGAGTCGTCCTGCACCAGATGTTTGCTTGATGCAAAACGTAACTACCTCTTCGAGTGCCATCGGGAGCCCCAATCCATCGTTTCCAAGACCAGCTCCGATATCGATGTCGGCAAAGTCATAGAGGTCAATGTCCTCTGTATTGCCAGAGGCCAAGGTATGGCTCTTGCGTGCCCAGGCACGGTTCGCCTGATTGGCATCCACGCCACTGGCCAGATTGCCTGAGATCACTGTGTCGCTCAGCAGGACTTGAGCTACTTGACCGTCGTCCAGCGTATTTTTGATCGTTGCCGAGAAGGTCAGCTTGACTTCGCTCTCGGCACTGCGTGTCGACATATAATTGCTCCTGTTATGTTCCGTAATGCCGAGAAACCAGCCACAGATCGTATGTCACTGCGCCACCGCTGGCACCCAAGCGCATCTTGTGGCTCGAAGCATCTGTCACGCGAAGAGCGGACGCAGCCGGCTGAACCAACAACGCAAGACCTCCAGTCTTCAATGCATTCCCAGCTGCGACCGTAAGGACTGGAACCCACGTGCAGTAGTTGGCAGGGTTGGTAGGCATCAGTTCGAGCAAACCCGCGCCGCCAGTCTTCTCGAGAACGAAGGCTACTATTTGTTTCTGGACCATAAGCTGCCCGAGTGCATCTCGCCCGTCACCAGCACCGATGTCCTCGCCAACCAGATCGTACAAGTCAATGTCCTTGGTGGACCCAGAGCCGATTGATCCGTCTTTCAATCGCCAAGCCCGAGTTGCCTTGTTGTCGGCGATCCCTGTCGTCAGTACCAGATCCAGCAACCGGCCCTTCATGGCCGCAACACTTGCGGATGACCCATCGTCAATCACGTTTGTTATCGTCGATGACATAAATAACTTGAGCGAGGCTGATAAGGTCCGAGTGCCAATGGCCTGATCTGTCCCGCTGCAAGACGAAGATGACGTCGAAGAGGAAGACGACGAAGTTGATAGAGAGGATGAAGACGAAGTCGAAAGCGAGGAGGATGAAGAAGTTGATGAGGATGAAGTCGACGAAGATGTCGAGCTACTGGCCGAGGAAGACGACGACGAAGTCATCTGCGCTGCCGTCGACGAGGACGAGCTCGTGGAGCTGCTGCTAGAACTTGAGGAAGAGGTAGAAGAGGATGATGACGAAGACGAAGAAGTCGACGAAGAGGACGAAGAAGTAGAGGAGGACGAGGATGTTGTTCTTGCCTCGGTGCTTGAACTCGAGGACGAGCTCGTGGAACTGCTGCTCGAGGATGAGGAAGACGTCGTCATCGCCGCCGTGCTGGAAGATGAGAACGATGTTGTCGAGCTGCTTTCGGTACTGAGAGACGACTCAGACTCAGTTTGCGAGGACGAGCTACGAGCCACGGTACTGGATGTCGAGCGTGCCACTGTGCTGGAACTAGAGCGAGCCACCGTGCTGGACGTGCTCATCTCGCCAGACTGGAATGCCCCAAGGTCCCATACCTCTCCGGCAATCAAGTCATGTTTGATGTCGATGTTTTGTTCGTAGCCGCTGCCCAAGTCCTGGCCGGTTCCGATGGCGTCAGTTCCGAGCTGGAGTGTAAAATCGTCACTACCAGGAGCTGTCCAGATCGCTGTACTGACTTTATTAATGTAGACAGTCGTGCCCGGCGCTGTGGCATCCGATGACATGTTCCGATCTTTTGTGGCGGCCCACGCACCAGCGTAGTCCGTGGAGCCGTTATCCATCGATATGCAGTTGCGAACATCGTGGAAGATATTGTCACTGCCGATGCCGTTGCCAGCGCAATTATACACACAGCAGTTGTGAATCGTCACCGCATCGGCAATTCCAATCCCAAATCCGGTTGTTGGATTTCCGATGTCGAAGACCAGGCACCGCACTGCACGTGTTGTAGCCCCAGCCGAAATACCCTTGATTCCAATGGGCGTTCCTGTTGCTGCACCAAATTGATTAGTATGGACAATGCATCGCTTGACTATTAACTCAATGGAATTGGTGCACGCATTGTGTATCAGGCTAAAGTCGTTTGTCCCGCCAGACGACTGATTGCGGTAAATCTCCAGATCTCGAATTTCTACGTGATAATCTACGGCAGCAGCAAGGTATATCCCATAGTTATCTCCGTTAGTCTGGGTTAGAACTATGCCGCCTGCAACAATGCCATTATTTGCATTTCCAGATGATGGCTCCAGTATCGCCTTGGAGATCGGATTCGTGCCATTGGCTGCAGCAAATGATACATGGCTTCCGCTGGCTGTCGACAAGTCATTTAATACCTGGCCGATAGCGATATCACCAGAGATATAGAAGCCATTCGCATTTGTATTTATGTCATCAGCCCACGCCTGAACACTAGCAAATGTTCCACCAGAACCGATTGTTTTGATCACATTCGACATTTACGCGCTCCAGTCTCCATCAATACAGTGGGCCGTGCGATCGTAAACTGAGTTGTCGCAGCCTTGTGCGCTGTAATGCGCACTTGTTTCATGAAGTCGCCAATTGCCGTTTCTCCAGTCAACAAACCCAACACCATCCATGTTGTAGCCAGAGTCGCCAGGACCGGTTGCAAGATTATAGTTGTTTGGGAATTTTGTCGAATTGTTGAGGCTCGAATCTGCTAGGACCATTACGTTATTCTCAAAGGTCCAGCGATTATCTCCTATGACATATGACAATACAGTTATGTCATTCGCACCACCGTCTCTGCCGAGTAGTCCACATGTGATGTTGTTTTCGTAAATGAACTGGCCGACAAGCCCGAAGCCATCTTCCCAAAGCGCAACAGCATTGGTAGGTGAAAACCAAGGCGTCAGACCGGACAACTCGTCAGTTACCCAACTGTTGCGGCGGAAACAGATGTCCTCTAAACGATCCCATTCTGGCGAGGATGTATTAAACTCGTATTCTCGCTTGCCGAGCTGCGAAAGTTTACCAAAATCCTCGATCAAATTGTGCGATACTGTTAGTCGCTTTGTTGCAAAGCCATCATTCGGTGGCGAGTACAAGCCATCGCTTCCTGCAATCCTGAATCCTCCGTCAATCGTGTCGAAGTGATTGTATCGAATCTGCACGTCGTAAATGCCAGACCAGGAAATGTCAGCACGTGGCGTCAGAATCACGACATAAGAATCTGTGCAATAACCACGTTGGAAATAGTTGTCCTCAATCAGGAACCGCTGGCCATATTTGATTTCAAACATGTTTTTGCGGTTGCGGGATCGCCCGTCGTAGTCGGCCTCCGTCGGAATCCAATATGTAGGCCTGACGATGTGATTGCGGCGATAGCTGTGCAAGTCTGGCAACACGTCAGTTTCTGGATGGCTCGCACCGCCCCAGAACACTGGCATGCTCCCCTCAAGATGGCAGTTGTTTACTGCCCATTCCTTACCGCGCGTCCCACCAATCGATGGCGCATCTTGCGTTTCTGCAGACAGCTCCTTGCAATAAGTGTCTTTGATCACAACGCGATCTGCACCATAACTGTAAAATCCTGAATCGCATTCCGTAAATGTCGTCGCACCGAAAACTGTACCTGGCCTCGGGCTCTCGACCCAGCACCGATGAAACTCGATGTCATACGGATCGTTGTTAACATCTTGGAAAGCTTCGTTAAACACAACGATGTAATTCACGCGGTATTGCGTCGGTTGATCGGCTTCAAAACGAATACCCTCAAAAGAGAGATGGTGACTTCCTGGGCCAACATGCATTGCGCCGGCAACTTGCTGTCGTGTGCGAAACATCGGCATGTTGCCGATATCACTTGGTCCAATCCGCTGGTCAAAACCTGGCAGTAATGCCATGGCAGCGGATCGGATTGTGACGAACTTACCGGATCCAACTCGCCATGGCGGCGCCGTCTTCTCTGTCAGGACTGTTCCCGGCAGAATCTCTATAACGTCGCCAGCCTCTGCGTTGACATAGGCCGTGTTCCAAGATGTGTCGTCCGTGACGGTGAACGTGGGAGCCGCCTGATATGCACTGGTCGTAGGCGTCACCACAGCCGAGTAGTCGGTGTAGCTCCAGTCCGGCCAAGTATTCTCAACTCCTCGCACGCGAAAACTGTATGTCGTGGCCGCATCGAAGCCGGCCATATCCACCCCGTTGTCGTACACGCTCCGCACGTGGTTCCACCGCCCGCCACCGTCCTGCACCTCCACGTCGTACCAGTTCACCCCGGTTGCGTCCCACGAGAGGCTGATCTGGTTGTAGGCCCACACGGTAGCCTGCAGATTCTCAATGGATCCTGTGATTGACGAGCTCGTGGACGTTGTTTCAACGATTGTCGAAGAGGTGGACGAACTGGAGGAGGTCAGTGAAGCAGCCGTGCTAGACGTAGTTTCGCCGATTGTGCTGGAAGTAGATCGCGCCACGGTACTTGATGTCGATCTCGCAACGGTACTTGAGGATGAGCTTTCGGAGCTTGAGCTCGACGACGTCGTCCTGGCGACAGTCGATGATGTCACGCTGGCTACCGTGCTGGAGCTCGAGGTAGTCCGCCCCACGCTGCTCGAGACAGACGTTGTCGACTGGCCGACTGTACTAGACGTAGTTCTCCCAGCCGTGCTGCTGGACGAGGACGTAACACCGGATTCCATCGAGCTCGATGTGGACATCGTTTGGCTCGAACAACTCTTCGATGTTGAAGAACTGGTCCTGGCAATCGTGCTGCAGGATGAATTCAGGCTCGAACTGAAACTGGACCAGCTGGATGAGCTTACGCTTTGCGAGGATGAAGTTATCGTCACAGACGAGATAGACTGCGAGCTCGACGAACTTGACGACACGGATAGACTGCTGCTCGAGGAACTAACGGATAGCGAGCTCGAGGATGAAGACATAGACAGAGAAGAGCACGATGATGAAACTGAGAGGGACGAACTCGAGGACGACACGGAGAGAGAGCTCGAGCTGCTGACAGAGCTACCAGAGACAGATGTCGTCATGGAACTGAGTGAAGATGTCGACAGCGTGCTGCTGGAGGACAACTGGTCGTCATGGCGGCCGATTAGGTAGACACGGTATGTCACGTCGCCGCCGTTGGCACCCAGACGCAAAACGTGACTCGAGCCATCCTCGACATCAAACGCATCTGTGTGCGACTGATGCATGAGCGCCACGCCGTCAGTCTTCAGGGCATTTCCATCCGCGACCGTGAGTGGCGGTACCCATGTCAGATAGTTGGCTGGCTGTGTAGGCATGACCTCCAATTGCCCGCTACCGGAAATCTTCGCGATCCCCAGAGATACGATCTCCTCCATGGCCAGAGCCTGGCCGAGCCCATCACGGCCAGCCCCGCCGCCGGTGTTCAGTCCAGCCATGTCGTAGAGGTCTAAGTCAACCACATTCCCGCTCGCTATCGTACCCTCGTACCCCCAACCTCGATTCGCCTGATCGGATTCCACTCCAGTCAGCAAATGCTGCTTCAACACCCAGCCGCCCACCTTTACGCTCGTCCGCCATCCATCGTCGACAGTGAGCATCATGGTCGACTTGACCAGAAGCTGGATATCGCTCTCCGCCGAACGGTTGGCCATTTGTCACGCCTGCAGATACTCCGCGTCAATCAGTACGTCATACTGCAGCACCCACACCCATTCATCGTCGTCTTCTCTCGCGTGGAAGTCAGGTCCTCGCTTCACGATCACTATCTTGTCGTCTGTCATCTCCCAAGGTGCCGTATTTGGATCAAATGCCTCGGCTACCTCTTTCGCAAGTCTGATGCAGATCGACTTGGCAGACTCGGCCGCAGTACTTTTGGCGTGAATCCGGAACGCCACGAGTATCTGCTGCAACTGGTCTTCCCGCTGCGCCGCAGTGTGGCCGCTCATGTGGGCCATCACGACCGGGATCGACTTTTCGTACACTACGTACGGGCCTGGAGGTGTAGGCCTCGCAAACCCGTCGTTCAACGCCTGGTACTTGTCAATCAATCTGTCCGCTGCAGGCCACTCCAGCTTGATCGTCGTGTCCAGGCCGGCGTCGTCCCACCGCTGGTTGATGGCTCCGTCAAGCGTCCAGCTTCCTCTGGTGTTTGGGATAGCCATGGTCACACAAACTTGTAAAGCCTCAGTTGGTAAATATCCACAATAATTTCGGTGTCTTGACTGGCGTCCCCGTCCAGATCTTGCATGCCGTTATCCCAAGCGGCAAATTGTGGCGAGATGTCAGACCGGATATCGTCCACCGTAAATGAACCGCTGAGCCAACGGCTGTGCGTGTCCCAAAGCGTCAGCCCCGTGATGGCCCCAGACACTGGTGCAATCGAGAAGCTGCCAAGCGAGTTCGTCTGGCGATTCGCCACCGATAAGCTTTCCCGAGATGCACAATATGTCCCTGCGACGGATGTCGTTGCCTTGATTTGAGCAGTGAAAAAATAGCTTCCAGGCGAGCTCAAGGCCACGGCCCAGAACGGTCTCCAGTAGGCTGTGTCTGTCCCACTCGTGGCGTCGAAGCAGCCGCCGGGCCAAGTGATCCGAATCCGCTCCGGGTCGCTCGCCGTCCCGCTCCCAACGATCGTCGCTGTCGGCCTGTCGCCGGGGTCTGTCCAAACCGTGTCCCAGTTCGTGCAACTCGCGTTGCCGAACCCAGCCGGCGGCAGCGTGATGTTCGCGACGTTGACTAGGTATTCGTCGCCGGCCCCGGCTGCACCTACCAAATACAAGTCAGGATCCACGCTCGGGTCTAGGTAGTAGTCCTCGACGAACTCATTCCGCAACCGAGATATTCTGTCGAGCCTCGCCTGATTGTCCCGCCAGCCGCTGTGGCCAGCCATCTTGATCCTCGTGCAGTTGGCCAGTTTAAACTGGGAGAACCTGTAGCCGCTGGCCCCGTGGCTCGTGCCTCGCCCGTTGTTGGCCTCAAACCATGCCCTCCAGTCATTCGGCGCCCCATCGTTCGCGACCTTGACCCCTCCGCTCCGCCGGTCGCCGCCGCAGTCACGGGCCAGAAGCCCGTAGCCATTGCAGGATTCGGCCCAGAGGTGAGCACGATTGCCGTTGAACTGCTGCAGTTTGAATCCGGCACCCTCACACAACTGAATCCGGGCATCGACGTCCCCGGCATGCAGCCTGGTGGCCACGATCCCGTGGCCGCTACCCTGCTTGATCTGCAGGTTCTGGATCCGGGCCCCGTCGGCATCCTCCAGCCAGACGCCGTAGCTGCAGGTCTCGGCCTCCACGTCGGTCCAGTCCTCGTGGTCGATTGACCCAGCCCCAGTGAAGTCATCGATCTTGACATCCTCCAGCACGACACCCGATCCCCCGTAGACGAACTTGATCACGGACCCATCGGACTCGAAAGCCAGGCCTCGAATCACAACACGAGGCATCTGCCCCGACCCGCGCGTGATCTGGAAGATCGGCGTTGCCGGCGTGGCCGCATTCACGCCGAAGATCTTCGAGCCACCGAAGAACGTCAGGTGCGACATATTTCCGGACCCGCCCACAGTGATCGCGATCGCCCCAGCTGACAGGTCCAGGTAGACATTGGCCGGCTGACGTTTACTGTCGAGATAGTCCACAGGTCCGCGGAACCCCAGCTCGACAGGCTCGTTGACACGGGTGGTGAGATAGGCGATGAGCGCAGCCCGGTTGGCTACGGCTGCTGCCTGGCTGTCGTACACGCCACCGATATCGCCGAAGTCCAGCACATCATCCTCCTCAGCAATAGGCTCCGTAACACTCGAGCAGCTTGAGGAAGACGACATTGAGCTGGTCAACGTTTCGGACGAGCTGCTGCTCGAACTGAACTCGGCCTCGCCGCCGAAGGCTCCCACTGTCGCGTCCACCAGAATCGAGAACTGCAGCGTCCACGACGCCTCTTGTTCCCCCTCCTGGTCGTGCCAATCCGGGCCCCGCTCCGTCACGACATGCGCAACGCCATCGAATTGGATAGCATTGTGGGGGTCGAAGGCGGCAGCGATCTTCTTCGCCAGCCGTTGAGCAATGCTCTTCGCGCTCTCGCTGCTCGTATCCTGTGCGTGCACCTTGAATCGAAACGTCCACCGTTGCAACTCCCTATCGTCTCCGCTGTTGTCAATCCCTGTCATCCTCGCCAGTATCTCCGGCTCGTCTTTCTCGTACACGCAGTACGGACCTGGCGGCTCCGGTCTGGCCATCCCGTCGTGCAGCGGCTCGTACTCCATCGCAGTCGGATCGAGCCATTCGGCGCGGAAGTCGGTGTCGAGCCCTCTTGATTCCCAGTGTGCCGCGATCGCCTCGTCCAGTCGCCACGTACCTGCCTCCGTAGCCATCAGTCATCACCGAACAAGTCCCTTGCACAGGCGCGGCACAAGATGTTCTGCGTACTCGCTATGCCGATTACCGGCCTGCCACACCGAACACATGTGTTTTTGGCCATAGACTGCTCCTGCTCGTCTTTGCTCGCCTGCTCCATACTATGTTGCCATACTTTGACAACTGGGTGTATCATTTCAAAGTGAAACTGCCTTCACCAGTATCTGCCTGATCTTCGGCTGCATCTCAAGCAGCGTCCGACGTAGGTACGATCTATTCATCTGCGTCTCAAGCAACAAGCCATAACCATACGTTGTCCCTACAACACCCCAGTCGGGACGTGGCGTCTCGCCGAAGATATTCTTCTGCAAATCGCCAGTCTCTTTTCGCGGAAACTCGCCTGGTCTCGAGCGGCTTTCTGGCAATACTCGTATCTTCTTGCTTATAGGCCCCTTATACTTCAACACCGACCTGTTGAGATTCAGCTTTACTTGGTCCTTGACCAGCTGCGTAGCAAGCTTGATCCGCTTAGAGAATTCAAGTTCTAGGATTTTCTCGAGCTTCTCGCCGTTCCAGACGACAGTGGCTTCTGTTTTGCCAGTGCGTATCTTGGACATCCGCGACACAGCCGATTTCACGCTTCGGAATGTGCCTTTAGAAATTCCTCGCTCTGCTCCGAGTGTCACTCCTCCTACCAGGCGTGGCTCCAAATGGATGCCCAACGCTTCGGCCGAGTGCACTCCTCCGGCCTTCACTATCCCCTCGGTAACTGCTCCTCCGACGGTAAAACGCGGCATGGCCATTATCCTGCAAACGTAACTGGTACGTTATTCTCTTCGTTCACCATCACCTTGAATAACTTCCCTAAACCGGCAGATGCATCAGCAAGTGATTCAAAGTTGAAGTCTTTTCCGACATAGCTTGGCCCGGCCGTCACGCGAATCAGGTCTCCAGGACGCAATGTCGGCTGCGTTTTGTAGTACACCTTGTGCGTGATCAACTGGTCCGCCTTCTCATACTGCTGCACCTCCGACTGTCCGACTGTCTGGATCCAGCAACGCACGCTCGTGGCCAACTCCTCTGTGTCCGTCGTGTTGCCGATGTACTGGTCCCTCGCGTATGTCTTGCGCAGGTGGCTTACCGTGTGCGGAAGTTTTTCCAACAGGCTCATAGTCTCGCGAGCCCCCAGTGTCTATATGCCTCGAGTTGCTCCTTGGCCTCATCCGGCAGCGAGACGGCAAGACCTGCTGCCCCAAATGTCCCCCTGTCAACCTGATAGCTATAGTCGCCCAATCGCTCGCCAAGCAGTGCTCCAGGTGTGAAGCCGGCGATATCCTTCTTCTTCAATGCCATATTTTTTAGAAACTGCGAGATCACCGTGATATGGACAGCCCGCGTTATTCCCGATCCGTCCACACCGGCAGTCGTGATCACATCGCCTACCAGTGCATCCTCAGTCGCCGTGCCCAGCAATTCAGCCGGCGAGTAGCCCGCTCGGTACACGACCTTGACTGTTCCGGGCTCGCTCGGCCATGAGCCATATGAGTAAAGCTCACCGCTGTAGCCCACGTTCGTCTGATCCCAATCGCCCCAATAATCTATGCCTTGGGTGCGCACTGTGTCTAAGTCGAAGCTATTGGCAGCATCGCCATGCTTGGCTGCCGTATCAATTCGCACACTAGTGATGCGCCGCAATGGCAGATGTGTCAGCTGCAGCGTGTTGTCGCTATCTCGCGATTCCCATATCGCCAGGCCACTACGTGACGTCCAGCGCCCCTCGTAATCGTATCCTGGCCCGCCGCTCCGCAGGTGCCTCGGAAAGTATTCGGTGTGCGACTTCTGCTCCGGATCGTATTTGAGGTATTGCTTGACGAGTCCTTCAGCCAATGGATGCACCAACGACAGAAACCCCTGCTCCTCATCCGTAATGGACGAGGACAACCCCAGTAGCAACTTGATGTCGTCCTGGTTGGCTATCACTTTGTCAAATATCCTTTCGTTGCCTTACCAGTCCCACGACAGTAAGCACACACTTTTGTCTGCTTTGCACGATTGCTCCTACCGCGATCTCCCCCGGCAATCTTCATTCGTATTCGGCCAACGCCATTGCAGTAAACACAATCGCCACCTTCGCCAATTCGGGATGGTCTCTGTGCCTTGATTCTGCTATTGAGCATTGCTGCCTCCTCTATATCAAAAAGGGCCGGGTGTAGGTCACAACAAACCTGGCACGCCGGCCCCCGTCCGAGCATTTCGCCCAGTTATCCTACGTGCCGCTTCTTGTTCCTCACTCGTTAATTAGCTCCGGTCATCATTCGCAGCGCCCCGCTTTGCCGCATAGCCTCCAGAATCGCAACCCACGGCTCAGCGTCATCTTTGTATTTAGCCTTACGCTTGCTGTCGTTGCCGACGTCATTCAGTTCCCGCCCCGGAAGAGAATCAATCTGCTCCTCACTCGGGAACTGGCCAGACACAACCTCAAAGGTTGGCTGCGGCGAGTGCATGGCACCACGCAGCTCGTACAGCAGGGTCTTGAATCGATCCTCATCCAAGACCGTCGTTGTTGGATTCACGTGTGTTATTTCTCGATCGAATCCGACGATCTTTTGCGAAAGGATATGGCTGATCTGCCTGCATAGCTGAGGATTCTTCTCCAGCGGATCAGTCACGACAACCTTGGACTCCTTCTGGACGACTCGCATGTGCAAGCCAGGGACGTCCGGCATCATGGTCATGACACCACTGAGCGATACTTCATTGCCGTCAAGCTTGTATCTGGACCACTTTCCGCGGAAGCTCAACCCCAGCGTTGTCACTCTGATGGTATTGCTGCTGTCGTCGCCGAACTCAATCTCAAACTCTGGCACATTGACTTTCGTCTTGGTGGGTGCCGCCACCGCTGTTTGCTCGGACATCTTCTGGTCTCCACGATAAAGATTTCATTGCTCGGACAAATTCGCGGCAGGCCGGCCGAAGCGGGCCCGCCGCATAAGCTACGACAGGTGAGAAACTACACTTGCCCGTTGGCCGTATGGGCCACGTACATGCCAGTAGAAGGTGTTCCACCAATAGCAGGCTGTGCCAACTGGCCGCCGTACCTCGCACGTGCACACACGAGCATATGGTTGTTCCGTACGAGCGTCTGGCCCTCGGTAGTCGACTTGATCTGCAGCCCAAGCCTCTTGTACATGCGATAATGCGCAAAGTTGCAGAACACTGCCTGTGCATTACCAAAGTCACCCTGGATCAAAAATGGGTGGCCAAGAAGCGTGTAGGTCTCGACGTCGTTGCCAAACAGGAATCGATCGTCACCAGTGACGCCAGTGGCAATTTGCCGAATCCGGCGGTAAGTAGTCTCATTGGCGGCATAACAAATTCGGTTTCTGTCTCCTGTCCTGTACTCCTTGGGCACGCCAAACATCAGCTCCATCAGCTTGCCTGTCGTCCACGAACCTGCATCGACAGTGACATTCGTCGAGCCGCTGGCGTTGTACACGCCATCAGGCTCCGTCGTGCCGTTGCCAACCGCGATCACGCGGTCAAGGTCGTGCAGCAGCACTTCTCCGTAATTCCGTGTCAGCAAGTCGCCAAATGCGATCGGCGTGTCAGACAGGAAGTCCAATCCAAGCAGGATCGCACTTTGCACGACATGGATGTTGGTGTCGAACGCTCCCACGAACGCAGTCGTCGTCACGAGTGGAACCTGCGTTGCCTCGGTATCCGCCCAAGTGATCGTAGGATTCGCGACGACCCCACCTTCAATCCGGCGTCCCCGAGGAATGTTCACCACCTCGACACGAGGATAAAGTTCTGAGTGGAGCAATGGCTGAGTTAAGATCGAGTCGTCGAATACGATTGGCACGATCTCCAAACCTTGGCTGGCGCCGCTCTCGTCTAGCACCTGCTTAACTTCCCACTCGGTGAGTCGACGGTTGTAGACATCCTTGCCGCCGTAAAGCTCGTCATCGCCGACCTCGCGGATGCAGCCGATCCAATTCATGTTCCTCGCCGCATATTGGATCAACTCTTTGTCGTGATCAGTAATGATTGACTTCGGCATGATGCCTCTGGCAATGAGCGGTCCGAAGATCATCATCTTCCCATAGGCCCCATTCACGGCACGATCCAACTCGCTCGGTTCATCAATGTATCGGCCAATATCCATGACTCGCTGGTTGGCCTTCGGGTGACTTCGTCCGTTGGCTTCCTTGAGCGGAAACGTCAAAGCCGTCTTGGTCGTCGAGTACTGCTTGTCCGCCGTGATGTGGCGGATATTCGGCTCACCGCCAGTGACAGGGTCCGCACTCACGATCATGCTCGTCGTGACATTGCTTGTCGGTCTGGCCTTCTGATCCGCTGGCTTTGACAGCGTCGCAACTTGGTTGGCCATTGCCGCCATGGCATCCTGCATAGACGTCAACGTCTTGGTAAGTACACTGGCCTTGTCGGCGTCCGGGTCCTTGGTTAGCTCAGTGACCTGCTGAGGCGTGATGCTACCGTCGCAAATCCCTTCTGCCACAGCTTTGGTGTAACTAGCATCATCTGCATCCTCAGCTACGCCCTTGTTTTGACGAAGCCAAGACTTCAAATTGTCGGTCAGTTTCAACATATAAACTACTCCTATTGGTTACAAATCAATCGATCTTTCGAAGGCCCGGTACTCTTCCGCAGCGGCGTTGTACGCCGTGAGGTCGACCACCAAGTCCAACGTATGTTTAACGCGGGCCAGATCGTCTTGACTTGCACCAAGGACGAAGTTGACCACATCGGTTAGATCGGGTTGCTTAGCAGCAACCTCTTTCTTGATCACATCGGTAATGAGCGGCTCCATGTCGTCTACTGTCATGTGGACGTGGCCCATACAGACGCTCTTGCCTTCCGGCTCTTCCGCCGGCTTTGCCGATTCAATTACGCTCTGCACTTTGCTCGCGCATCGTTCACACAAAGCCTTGGCAGCTCTCGCCATTTCCATGCCAGAAAGCTCCTCCAAGTCAGCTCGCACTTCACCCAGCAGGTCCATGTTCTTCTGCGATATCACGCGGCCGGCTTTGATCCGCACAACGGCTGATTCGTGTTCCCCTGGGTATCCGAAACCGCACGTCTCATGCAGCCAATTGCAAAAGCCCTCTTTGCTCCCGATCTCCCCCTCGAACTCGCCGAAGTCGAATTCCATGCAGTTGCTGAAAAATCCAGGATCGCTACCAACTGCGTCACATAGCCCGGCAACCATCTCTGCACTCACAGCTTTGTCGAGCTTGACAGACTTGAACCCTTTGGCCCTGGCCCTCTTGGCACAGGCAGGACAAATCTTCTCCAATACTGACACAGCGATGTCCATTTTGGAATAGTCTCGCCGCATTCTTTGCTGCGACGACAGGCCTCTCACCAGACGTCGCTGCTCAGAGACTTTTCCGTAGGCCTTCTCGAGCGCTTCATCGATCTGCATGTCGTCGTCGCGCCTCAGCACGTCCGCGAACGAACAGAGGTCCTTGATGTGGGCGCCGCTGAACCCAGCTGTCCGCTTCACCATGTCCTCAATGAGATTGTTGGATGCAGAGGCAGACCACACACGGAACATGTCCCGTCTGCAATGCTCGTCCGGCAAGTCGAATTGCAGCACGTCGTGGAACCTGCCTGGCCTGTCGATCAAAGTCTCGGGAAGCATGGCTGGATAGTTCGTAGTGAGGAGCGTCAAAACACCGGTGCGTTTGTCGAGTCCATCAAGCTCCGTCTTCAGCAGATCGAAAGCATAATCACTGAAGAACGAATCAATGTCCTCGAAGCAGATAATCGACGGCGCGAGCTCACCTGCAATCTTGAACGCCATGCTGATGCTCGAGGCGCCATACATATCCTTAGCACTGACCCAGATGAATGTAGCATCCGTGTTGTTAAGCAATGCCCTGGCCGAGAGTGTCTTGCCAGTGCCTGGAGGCCCAAGAAAGATCATGCCTCGGCTGGCGAATTGGGTTCCGCTGCTGGCCAACTTGACAGCGCGTTTGAGTGCGATCTTGTTGCCGTCAACCAAAAAGATTTCGTCTAGCGACTGGCCTTTGCGTTCAATAAACCCGCCGCCCAGTCGGAATGCCTCGCCCTTGAGGTAATTGTTCTCGCGCACCCACTCCCAGCAATCCTCAAAGAACTTAACGCCGCGGTCGTCCACGTCGTAGCGTCTGATTTCCAATCCGTCGTGATATCTCTGCAAGTCGAGGCAACACTTATGATTGTCACAAGTCCAGAATTGAAAGCCATTCACAATGAAGGTGTCAGACTTCTTGGAGTTCAACTGCACTGTTTCTCGTTTGATCGGCCAATCGTGGCCGTAGTCATCCAGGTTCCTCGTGTCGCGAAGATTGGCCGAGTCCATCGCTATCTTCATGGCAGACAGGAAGTTTCCCATCGCGAAATATGGCGCGAACGTGCTGGTAATGTACAAGTCCTTGACTTCGCACTCCAACCATTGCGATGCCCAGTCGTGCACTGGTACAGCTGCATATGCTCGCTGGTGCTCAGGGTGAAACTCCGACTGTATCTTCTTCATGTTGAACGGCTGCACATGCTTCGTCCTGATGTCGATACCTCGCACCTGCACAGGCCGCTTGCTCGCGTAATGCTTGGCGTACGAGCGCACGACGTCTGACTCGAACTTGCCGCGGCTCCACAACTCCACCACAGCATCGGTATTGCTCGGCACGCTTACGCCAGAGACTTCAAGGCCCTCGGCTCTCTTGATCCGGAATGAGCCAGTCTCCGCGCCTTTCTCGTCCATCATGGCATCGTAGTCCAGGACGCGGAAACCATGGCTAAACCGCAGTGCGTCTGCCTCAAACAGCACTGCCGCATCATGTGTCAACTCGTTCATGTCCAGTAGTGCCGAGATCACCGTCAGCTTGTGTGCCGTGTGCTCCACCTCTCGCAGCACCTTGCCGATCGGCAGAAACGGCTGGTGCTGCCACAACAGCGGTGCCGCTGGGTCCAACTCGAACCCAGCAGTCTCCAGTACGTCGCCGTCTCGGTCCTGCTTGTCAGTCGTGACTACGTGGCGGAGCAGCATCAGCGTCTTGGGGGGAGGCTCAAGGCCAGAGACGCCGATGCCGTCCAGCCGCCCTAAAAAAAGGTCTTTGGCTGTCGCGATACTCTCTAGGGTCATATGGGGCGTTGAACAACAGAGACGTGATTGAGCCTCCTTGAGAAGTGATTCAACGGAGCAAGTGCGGCCCGTCGAGCAACCAGACTCTTCCATTTGCAGCAAAGCACGGACGTATGGCTCTGCCGTCGTGATACCGTATCCAAAACGAGATATGGAATTGCGACGGCCCTTTATCCTGGCGACAAATGATTCGTGCATTGAAGCTTCAGGCCTTTGCTCCGATTGGTTGCGGTGCTCCCATATCTTCTGGCAAGCAGCCCGAGCTTCGCTTTCGTCCATGCCGTCCTGTTTGGCGACGCATCGATCGATAAACTCAGACTGGCTCTCTCCTTCGTTGACATGCAATTCTTCTTTCCGGCTTGGAACCATGGCAGATCGTTCCTGATGGTGCTGCCACATCGTCTCGCAAGCAGACTGTGCCTCATCCTTGTCTTTGCCTTCGGACTCCATCTCCGATACACATCGCCCCATCCAGTCGGACTCAGATTCGTCGTCACCTGGCCCCATCGCATGAGCCTGCTTGCCGTGCTCTTCATACATTGAATTGCATATAGCCACGGCTTGGTCCTGGTCTTTTGCCGTACCTTCATCAAGCACCATCGGCACACACATGGCCACGAAGTCGTCTTGAGATTGACCTGGTTTTGGCTTCGGCATATCAGCCTCTCTTGCGTTTCAACCAATTAGCATGTCGGTATCGCAACCGCATAGCTGCGTATACTTTCTGCAACGCATCGATCTGATCGGCGTCGGCAGAAGAAATCCAAGCCCCCAAGGCACCTGTGTTGAACGATGGGGAACCGACAACCTCCGGAAGAGCCTTGAGTACACTCTTGTCCGGACGGAATCCCAGTTGCTTGATCCGTGCATTGACAAGTTCCCAATACCCATCGAAGCTGTAGCAATGTTCCGGCTTGTCAACCCACGCTATCCATTGCAGCGCATGCTCAACGTCAATGCTGAAATAGGATTTGCCAGGCGTCTTCTTGGGGATAACGACTGACTTACCGCCGTCAACACTCGGCGCTTTAGGCTTGCGCCTTTGCGGCAGTTTCGTGACTGGCTGTTGTGCTGTTGCCACGTTGTGTTCCTTAGTCGCTCTGAGTGCTTGAAGTCATCTCGGGCTGCGTACTGGACGATGTGCTGCTCGATGTCGTCAGCGATTCAACGGTAGACGAAGTCGATGAAGTAGATGAGGAGCTAGACGAACTCAGGGATTGCGAAGTCGTCTCTCCAGCAGTACTGCTCGTCGTCATACCAGCCGTGCTAGTAGACGATGTCGAGGAAGACGACGACGAACTCGAAGACTGGCTACTCGATGAGGAAGAACTCTGCGAGGAAGAGGACGAAGATGAAGTCGAAGAGGAAGATGAAGAACTCTGCGATGATGAGCTGCTAGTTTCTCCTGCCACCGTGGATGACGTGGAGCTCGAAGATGATGAAGATGAAGACTGCGACGACGAGCTGCTAGTAACGCTGGCCACCGTACTCGAAGAGGAAGTTGAAGACGATGAAGAGGAAGAAGACGACACCGAAGAAGTCGAGGATGAGGAAGAAGACGATTTACTGCTCTGCGAACTGCTGCTCAGAGAACTTGTCGACGATGATGAGGTACTCGAGGACGAACTTTGCGAACTGGCTGAAGGCTCGGTTTCGCAGCTCTCGGAACTTGTCGATACGCTGCTACTCGTGGAAGACGAAGACGTGGAAGATGAAGACGAAGAAGACGGTGTGGATACTGACGTAGACGATGTCGAAGTCGACGACGAACTCGAGAGGCTGCTCGACGAAGAAGATGAAAGCGACGAGCTGCTAGATTGTGATGTCTCGGCTGCGGCTGTCGAAGACGAGGATGTAGAACTGGACGCTGTTGAGCTTGTCGTCTCCTCGTCATACCAGAGCACACAGAGCCTGCCGGAGAAGACGTCGATCGCTGGCGCGATGGTGTCAGTATGGCATCTGCTTACATACTGGTTCTGCCCAGCAACATCTGTTAGCGTCACGAGGATAGGAATGTTGTCTGGCAGACGAATTGCAAATTCAGTCGCAGATACACTTATTGCCTGGGACGTGATGAGGTCAAATGGCTCAGTCGTCTTGTTCCAGATGGCGATCGTTCTGGACGTCGTCGCGGCAGGGGCCTGCCTGATGCCGAAAGTCATCAGCGTCGCCATATGATTCTTCGCTCCGCACCAACGAAAAAGCCCCGCCTCAAAAGACGACATGGATATGTCATCTCGAGACGGGGCTATTGGGACAATCGCCTTTTTACCCGCGTTCCTCTACTCTGCCATTCATTCTAGATTGCTTAGCCCGGCTCTGTCAACTGCTGGAACTGGATTC